GGTACTGTTATTTGCGTCCAATTGGGTGTTGAACTACTATTAATTGCTGCCCAAGGTATGTTGTAAGTAATCGTATCTGTTGGGGTTACAGACTCATTTACTGGTTGGTTCATAAAAGAAACGTTTGTCATAGACTCTGTTGCTGTAACTGCCTCGTCAATACTTGGAAACCAGTTGCCATTACCTACTTTATCCGTTAGTAAAGTAATATTTTCTGTAACATCTAAAGCTATTGTTAGTGCATATACCTGTGTATCTGTTGGCTCAGTCGATAGTCCCCAAACGCCTTCACTCCAAGTGCCAGCGCCCCAGCCCGCAAGGGCTTCAATAATCGAGACGTTATAGGTTGCCATATTAACAAGAAGCGGTATAAGTTACGTTTAAAGTATCACCAGAAAGAATTGAACGATTACCAGTACTAAAGTTACCTGCGGAATACAAAGTGCCAGTAGTTCCAGACTTAGTATTGTTACTTACTAAAAACGCGCCAGCCACAGTAGCCGTACCATTAATATTAAATGTAGCAGCGGCAGCGGAAATAGAGCTTGTAGCAGTTGCACTAAAAGTAGCGGCAGGGCGAGTAGCGTTGGCATACGGAACAGTTTCAGACCAACCAGCATGGGAAGCCATTGTGTCAGCTACACTATAAGAAGGAGCAGATGCGCCATCTACTAAACCTAAATACCAAGTTGTAATAGGTGTAGTGCCAGCAAACATGGCGTTTAGTAAAAGAGCTTTACCTACCGTTACAACGGTATTATCAAAAGTATCTGCCCATTTAACTTGTCCATCTGCACCTACGCAGGTGACTGTGTATACACCAGTAGCGTTAGCAACTTCATCAATCTTGCCACCACATATTAGGGATGAGCCAGAATTATCGGCTGCGTTAATTTTTTCAGATTGCATAACTGCTCCTAGCTAAATCGAATAATGGCTGAAGTAGCATCAGCCGTTGGGAAAGTAATTGTAAAATTTGGACCTGCTGTTTTATCGTTGCCAAAATCCAGTACCGCAACTGCTGCATTTGTAGTGCTATTGTAAATTAAAGCCCCACGGCAAGTAAAGGATACCCCAGTCCAAGTCACGTTATTAAAGGATACATAGGCTGTCTGTCCTGAACTTGCTGGGACTATAGGAGTTAGCGTATTACCACCCGCCGTATAGCCCGTACCGCTGATTTCCTCAGAAGTCGTATATGCAGTCGTTTCGTAAGATAAGTTCGCATTAGCCGTATATAAAGCAACTTTATAGACATAAGAAGTCCCAGAGGCAAAGTTTTCTAAACCACTTAAGCAGTTCTTTTTAAATACCGTGCATTGTCCTTGTTGGATTGTCATGCGACCACATTGCCTTTAAGGTTGGTATTGAGCTTAGTTTGACCGTCACGATACGCATCACCACGTTCCATACCATCGCCCAACCGTTTAAGAAGCCCCAGCGCTTCATCATAGCGCTGTTTATAAACGCCCATAACGTCTGGGTCTGACTTCATAAATGTACCCGCCTCTAACAAAGAACCGTATAAAAGAGCAGACTCAAAGTTGTCCCCAAGCCATGTTTGACCAGTAGCAACGGTAGTAATTGACTCTGGGAAGTAAAAATAATGCAGTTCTACGGTATAAGCAGAGTTAGGCGTAGGACCTAAAATAAAAGATAATTCATTGATAGCGGAAGTATCAGGCCCAAATAAAGCGTAATAAGCTGGTACGCCCGTATCCGTAGGGGTGGGGTATGCTTCACGAATGAAGTTTACGTCCTTATTTAACAGGTATGTGTAGCTAGTATCTGGGTTAATTACCGCTATAGAATACGTGGCTAAAAAGTCTATTGGGCAAGATAAATACTTGTTATTTGCTGTAAGTGTACCTGTGACGTTCTTACGCAATGAAGGTAACTGAACTGTGTTGTATATCCGCTGTTCTGCATTTTTAACAAAGACAGGTATATTGTCTACGAAGCCCCCAGTAGAGGTATCGTAGTTTTCACTGTACGCTTCAATAGCGGCAACAAGTTGAGTGTAATTCATTCGGGTTTACCCTTAGCCCATTGGTCCACGTGAAGTAAATCCTTTAGTAGCTGCGCCAGATCCACGTTGTTTCATGCCAGTAGTCTTTACGTCATCACGGTTTGGATCGCCCATACTGACACGCATAGCGCCTGTTTTGTTTGTTACTTGGTCGGCACGTAGCTTATTTGGGTCACTTTTAATAGTGCTTGGTTCTTTATGGTCCACGACTTTTCCTTTCATGTCATGCGGCTCGGCATAGACTTTGGCATCGCCAACTTCTTTACCCATTACCTTTTTAGAAAACGTAGCCATTATCGACCCCTTCCAGCAGATTTACGCATACCTTGATTCTGAACTTTGGCAAGGTTACGACCAATTTTTTTCATAACGTTTTGATCTTTACCACCCATCTTTGGCTTTGCTTTCATGCCTAATACTGTTGGACCTGAATCACCTAAGTTTTTACCTTCAGTTTTGCCTTTTTTAGCAATCCCATCTGCGCTTTTTTTAAACATTTTCAACTCCTTATGTTGTTATTGTTACTGTACCTACTTGCCCTACCGCAATCAAGTAGTTTGGCGTTAGAACCGTGTCAAAACTGCTTGCCCCGCCAACAGGATTCCAGCCCCATTGAAAAACCCGACTACCGCCTTCAGAAAACCCGTCTGGTCCTACACCTGACGCTTGATAACTTACGTCTGGTCTTGGATCCCTTACCGCTTGGGGATCATTTACTGGATACATACCCAATTGTAACTGCGGTTGATCTGGTTCCCAACACTCATGGCACACTTTAATACTAACCTGCTTAGTCTTAATAGTTAGTTTTTTAAGCTCTTTTAGTTTGTAGCGTTGACCACATCGGTCACATTCCGCAATCGCATACTTACCCGAAGAAAACTGACTAGGCATAATTAGCTATAAAACATATTACGGGGTACAAAACGGATAGCCGCTGTCTCTCTATCTTCGTTAGCTGCTAGTTCAAACTGCTGCTCATATTCTGCCTTAAGCATTTGCATGCGCCCAGGATCAACACCAAGCAGTTTTACACTAAGGTAATACGCTAAACCCGCCACCATACATGGGATAAAACGAAATGGAATATCCTGTGTACGAATACCACTACCTGCATCCTGAATACGGCGCATACGGTAATACACCAATGTGTATTGATCACCAGGGGTATTTGGAGTAGGCCAGACATTAATACAAGGTAGCTGATTATTAAACACACTAACACCTGTTAAGTGGGCAGCTGCAGTCGTACCGTTTTGACCACGCCAAGCGTTAACTATTTGATTTCCAACAATATTTTGATAGCCAATAGTTTCATTACCGACGTTTACAAAACCCTGAGTAGGCAGATTAGCCACATTTGCCAACGTAATTGTGGTGTCTGTAGCGTTAATACCACCAACTAATGTAGTTTGCGCTAGGCTTGAAACACTGCCGTTTTGACGGTTAAACCACATCTGAACAGGACGCCCAGTGGTGTTTTTATTAGGAATCGTCATGTACGTAGGTTCGCTAATACGGGTCAAATTAATGTCTACTTGGTTAGACTGACTGCCATTATCAGTACGGGTACTTGCATCCAAAATGTCAATAGTATCTACAGGCACCGCATATAAAGCCTGCTGTGTGTTCATTACAATTTGACCTTGCTCAACCGTCCACAGGTTAATACCCCGATTTGCCCATTCAATCGTTAGAATGTTCAAAGACCGCCGTGCAGTACGGAAGTCATAACCTGATCGAACTTGTAAACCACAACGCTCAAATGCCTCTTCTATGAGGTCATTCATGTCTAGGTTAAAGGCGTTTGTCCCTGTAGTGGTCATATCATATCTTCCTAAACGGTTTTACTTTTGCTTTTACTTTTGCTGGCTGGGGCACGAACTGCTTGCCTTGGGCTTTTCCCGCTCGTTTTGCTCGTGTTGTTGCTGCGTACTCTTGGGGACTTAGCGACTGGATTGCTTTTTTTGGCAGGTATCGTTCCCCCGTCTCGGACGACTTCTTCCCTGACTTGGTTGTCCACTTTTGGTCGCCCCAAGCCTTTAAAGATTGCTGTGATTTTGCTAAGCCACCCCCAGCCATTTTCTTTTTGCTGGCACAATGGGCTTTCTCCGAGAACCCCTTCGGGCTGTCGCAGTTGATTGACTTTTTGCGTTTGTCTGACCATTTCACTTATAGCCTCCACCAGCAGCTTTGTACTTCTTAGCTACTAACTGCGCTTTACGAGCAGACCATTGACCCGCTCCAGTACCATGAGTTGCAGCCGCCTTAACTTGAGAAACAATCCGTTTACGCAAGCTAGGTTTGGTGTAGTTACCAGCAGCATTAACTTTACCGCCTTCTGCAAACTGTGTAAAGTCGGTGTCATCCCTACGGGCTTTCTTAACCCCTTTGCCCATCTTAGACGGCATTATGGCGCCCATACCTCTGCTTGGTCTCATGCTCTTGTCTTCCCTCTAATTGCACAGCCATCGGCTCGTTTGGAGGCACTAGATACCTTGCCACCAGCTTTAAAAGGCTTATCTAAACCCTTCATACCGCTAAAATCACCACCAGCCCCAACGCTAACCGAGCTTGCTCTGGATAAACCAGGAACCTTCTTATGCTCGTTCCTAGCTTCGTTTAGAACCTTACCCTCGTTAACGTACTTTTCTAACTTTTCCGCAAACTGCTTTCTAGTCTCAGGGTCGCTATTCTTCATACCCCGCTGCATTCTTTCCAGGAAAGACTTGCCCTCACCTGTTGAAGCAGATGGGGATGCGGGTTTGACTGTCTTGTCCATTACGCTCTTGTTTTTCCACGAATAGCACAGCCATCAGCACGCTTAGAAGCGGAAGATACTTTACCGCCCTTAGCTTTTTTCTCTACTGGACGACTTAGCAAATCTGAACCCATCTTCATTAGGCTTTCCATTTTGCTTTTAGCTTCACGTTTTTTCTGCGCTTCTTGCAGATCTTTTTCGTAGTTAGCGTAACCCTTCTGAGTCTCTGTAGTTACAGGATCAGATACAGTGCCGTCGTCGTTTTGCTGAGCTTTAGTAACCATGATTAAGCCCTTGTCTTTCCACGAATAGCGCAGCCATCAGCACGCTTGGAAGCAGAAGACTTAATCATACCACCCTTAGCCTTTTCAACAGGTTCAGAAAGTTGCTTAGCATCGTACATGTCTTTGGCGGGTATTAGAGCCTTCGGCACAAGAGCATTGCGTGTAGTAACCGCATCAACTATCTTATCTTTAATTGTTGTAGCGCCTTTAACAATAGCTTTACCTGCACGACGTGGCAAATCCCGATCTTCTTCGTTTTGTTTGCGGTCAATGTCCGCTACGATTTGGTCTGGTGATTTAGCCATGATTAGCAGGCTCCGCCTTTTTTCATCTTAATCATTGTGCCTTTGGTCTTGCCTTTAATTTCAACGCCGCCGCCTTTAGCCATACC